AGAACGTATTGGTCAGCTATCCAGAGATATAGAGAAGCACAGAAAATTGGTCTTGATGTTCTGGAAGCACGGAAGAAGGAAATTGGGAAGGAACTGACCAAAGTCCTGTCCGATATGTTGGACAAACAGAAGGACATCAATGATCTGAAGAAAGCGGTCTTGGATTTTGAGAACGCAATCAAACACAGAAACATCTTATCTGCATATGCATCTGGAAAAATTGATGTCAGACAAACAACGCAGAAAATCAAGAAAGTCATGTCTGAAGTGGATTATGATGAATATGTGAAGATTGTGAACGATAATCCCAAGATTGCAAAGTTGTACACTTATGCTGATGAAATCGGAAGTGTTACATACAAGAAGGGATCCGGTTGTTGTTGGGGAAAGGCCGCACTGGAATTTGGATATCCAGACAAAACATATATTGATGCAGGAATGTCCAAGTTTTCAACCATTGCCCATGAATATGGTCACTTTTTCGATACGCTGACTTTTGGGAAGAAGATTGACGGAATCACATTTGAAGAATATGAAGGTCTTCAAAAGGTTCTGAAAAAATCTGGATATATCGTTGCATCGTCATCAGATCAGTTCCTTGCGGCGATGCGCAATGACGCAAAAAGGATAGAAGCGGAACTGGAAAAGGTGAAATCATACTGTATTAAACGCAAACACACCACAACCGGAATTCAAGATGCAGTTGACGGTCTTGGTCTTGGTCGGATCTGGTGGGGACACGGTGATAAATATTATAATAGATTTTATAATAACGTTGTGAAGGGTGGACAATGGGGGAATGATCATTCTAAAGAATTAAAGGATTATTACAAATCCCTTGGTTTTGATGTGTCCAACCAGACCAAAGTCAAACGGATCACAAGACAGTATGAAACAGCATCTGAATTGTGGGCGAACATTTCATCTGCAGTCACTTGTGGTGGTGAGGAACTGGAAACGATGAAGGAATATTTTCCGGAAGCGGTTGATGCATTCATTGAAATAACAGGAAAGATGGTGTGATATGAATGATCTTGAAATCAAGCTGAAGATGTATGAAGAAGCTTTTGGTGAATCCTTCCCAACATTCAACTTCACGTATCTGGATGAAGAACAGATTGGTCAGATCATTGATTCCTGTCTGGATGCGGAAAAAGATGTGTATGAAATGGGATATGCATCTGATGATATGAACATCAAGTATTGAATTTGTGGGAAACCAAGCCTGAACAATGGTTTTTAAACATCGGAATAATTGCGTGAACCTTTTGGTGAGCATGGGAAGGGATCCGTCACCCACACACACAAATTTTGTTAAAAAGACCACAGTCCATCTGTGGTCTTTTTATATACACAATGTCATCCTGTGTGGACAGGTAAAACACCAATATTTCAATTTAAGAATCATGACGTAACATGTAAAAATCGTAAATTCTGAAAGGGGAATACAATGACATTTCAGGAATTTTTAAAGTCAATTGAAGGTCTGTCCGATGAACAGCAGAAGTCCATCTTGGACGGAATGAAGACCAACAAGATCTTCACGGCATCGGAAGAAAATCTGGATGTGCGGTATGGAAAGTTGAAGACGGATCATGATGCACTTGTCCAGAAGGATGCGGAATCACAGAAGCTGATTGCAGACCTGCAGAAAGCAACCAAAGGACAGGAAGCGGTTCAGGGGAAGATTGCAGAATACCAGAAGCAGATTGAACAGATGCAGACGGAACTGCAGGAAGCAAAGACGGAATCCGCACTGAAGGTTGGTCTTCTGTCTGCAGGTGCGAAAGCATCTGACATTGATTATCTGCTTTTCAAGATGGGGCATGATTCCGAGTGGAAACCGGAACTGACAGAAGACGGTCAGATCAAGGGTCTGGATGAAAAGGTGAAGGGTTTGAAGATCCAGTTTCCTTCACAGTTTGAGACATCCAGTTCCAAAAAAATTGATGAAAAGAAACTGGAAAAGCCTGATGACAAGAACGGAATCAGCAAGGAAGCATTCCAGAAGATGGGTTATCAGGAAAGGTTGAAACTGTACAATGAAAACCCTGATCAGTACAAGGAACTGACAGGACAGAGAGGAGAATAAAAAATGGCACTTACGAAACTTTCGGATCTTATCAATCCGCAGGTCATGGCAGACATGATTTCTGGAAAAATCGAAAAGAAGATCGTGATCACACCTTTTGCCAAGGTGGACACCACACTGCAGGGTCGTGCAGGTGACACCGTCACTGTTCCTGCTTTTGCGTACATCGGTGACGCAGAGGATGTTGCAGAAGGTGTTGAATGCACGGCAACGACCCTGACCGCAACTTCCACGACCTTCAGCATCAAGAAGGCAATGAAGGCCGTCACGCTGACTGATGAAGCTGTTCTGTCCGGTTATGGAAATCCGGTCGGTGAAGCTACTAGTCAGCTTGCGAAAGCGATTGCATCCAAGGTCGATGCGGATGCAATGGACATTCTGACCACTGAGTATGACGCTGATTCCGCACCGCACGGTGTTCAGCGGATCTTCACCGGAACTGGTATCATCAGCTATGCAGGGATCGTTGATGCGGTGGATCTGTTTGAGGAAGAAGTTCAGTCCGAGAAGGTCATGTTCATCCATCCGAAGCAGGTCACTCAGCTTAGGAAGGATGCGGACTTCATCAGCGCAGACAAGTATGACAACGCTGTGGTCATGCGTGGTGAGATCGGCATGATTGCAGGTGTCCGTGTGGTTCCGTCCAAGAGGGTGAAACTGGTTGATGGAAAGTATCTGTGTCCGGTGATCAAGCTGAACAACGATGCGGAGACGGAAGACGATGCACCTGCAATGACCGTCTATCTGAAGCGTGACACCAATGTGGAAACTGAGCGACATACGCTTGCGAGATCCACGGACATCAGTGTTGACAAGATGTATGGTGTTGCCATGACCAATCAGGACAAAGCGGTTCTTGCAAAGTTTCTGGAAAGAAAGTCCGCTTGATGAAAGGGGGATCTGATGATCGTTTCTGTTGATGAACTGATCCTTCTTCCTGAATTTCAGGGAATGGATCCTGATGTTCTGGAAGGTCAGTTGGAAGCGGTGGAAATCCTTGTCCGGAAGTACACAAACAATAACTTCCAGAACAGAAACATCAGATTCCTTGCATCTTCTGATGGATCTGTTCTGAACGGTGTTTCCCCATTCCTGAAAGTGGGGGACACCGTCCAGATCACGGAATCAAGGGTGAATGATGGTCTGTACACCATCACGGCACTGGATGACACCACCACAACGGTGAATAAAGACCTTTGGTCTGTTGATCACAACTTGGTCACCAAGGTGGAATATCCACCTGCAGTCAAGATGGGTGTCATCAACTTGATGAAGTGGGAGGTTGAAAACAGGGACAAGGTTGGAATCAAGTCCGAAACGCTGTCCAGACACAGCGTCACGTATTTTGATCTGGATGTGAACAATCAGGTTCTTGGATATCCGGTGTCCCTGCTTGGATTTTTGGAACTGTATAAAAAAGCAAGGTTTGGTGATAGGCCATGAAGAAGATCAAGGGGAACACCATCGCAACGGTGGAGGTCAAGACCACACAGAAAAACCGTGTCGGTGAATCGGTTGAAACGTGGGATCCGGTCGGATCTGTCCTTGGATGGTTGGATTATTCCACCGGACAGAACGATGTGAATCAGTACAATGCAAAGATTCAGGACACCACACACATCTTCTTCTGTGACCATTCCAACTGGATCCACGGTCAGAATGTGACTGCAGAGAATTCCAGACTGGTCATTGATGGGGAAATATACAATGTCCTGCTGATTGATGATCCGATGGGGATGCATCAGCATCTGGAAATCTTTCTGAAATACATTGGGGGTGGTTTGGGTGTCGGTTGAATTTGAAGACTACTCCATCAAGGTGAAAGATGTGATCCGAGAAAAAGCATTGACTTTCTTGGAAGAAGCAGGATCAGAAGTGGAATCCATGACCGTCCGCAATCAGGTGAGGGACACCGGACAGACTGCAGGGTCTTTTGATCATGTGGTGGATGACGGTGACCTTGCCGTTCACATTGGTTCGAATTACGAAAATGCTATTTGGGAAGAATTCGGAACAGGTGAATTTGCGGAAAAGGGTGACGGTCGGAAAGGATATTGGGTATTTGTCAAAGGTTCTTCCGGTGGTGGTAAGGGTGGAAAGAGTTATTCCACCATCGGTGAAGCAAAACGTGCAATGGCAATCTTGCGGAAGAAGGGTCTTGAAGCTTATTACACCAAAGGTAAGAAAGCACGACATCCCTTCAAGAACGCATATGATTCATCCAAGTCCAAAATCATCAAACATGCTGAACAGGTTTTCGGGGGATTATCGTCATGACGGTTGAAGGACTTGCATTCCTGAATGAAGAACTGACAGGTCTTGGAATCCCCTATGAATTCATGGAATGGACTTCCGATATTCCGGATCCGTATTGGGTCGGAGAATACACAGAGGTTTCATCTGTGGATGAAGGTGGTCAGATTGATTCAGACTTCATTCTGATGGGAACAACAAAGAAGAAATACCTTGATCTTGAAACGGTGAAGGAAGCGGTCAGAAAGCACTTTCCGGATTATGGTCTGACAAAGATCCTGTCAAACGGATGGGGGATTGCAGTGATGTTTGAATCTGCCTTTCCTGTTCCGTCCGTGGAAGAAGGTGTTCACAGATTGCAGATCACATTGAAGGTCAAGGAATGGAGAGGAGAATAAAAGAATGCTGAAAGCAGGAAGAACAGGTGTGACCGAGAACACACCTAAAAACATTCTGTTTGGTGCAGGTACGATTCACAAGAACGTTAAGTTCGTAGATGGTTCTTGGAACTTTGAAGATACCATCATCGGCGCAACGCAGGGTGGATCCAAGCTGTCCATTGTTCCGGAGTTCGTTGATGTTGAAGCAGATGGTGCGATGGTGCTTGTCAAGGGACTGAAGGTCAAGACAGGTGAAGCGGCATCCATGGAGATCAATTTCCTTGAAATCAACAAGGACATCATGACACACGCACTGATCGGTGAAGCAGGAACATCTGAGGATCCGAATTACACCGTTCTGCAGACCAAAGCGGACATTGCAGAGGGTGATTATTATGACAACATTGCGTTTGTTGGTCAGACACTGGACAAGCGCAACATCATCGTGATCATGGGGAACGCACTTTGCACTTCCGGTTTTGAATCTGAAGGTAAGAACAAGGAAGCAGGTGTTGGAACGTACACCTTCACCTGTCATGCAGACATCACTTCCGACCTGCAGACCCTTCCGGTCAAGATCTACTATCCTGCAGATTCGGAAGGTGGATCTTCCACTGTTGGAAACGCTGTAGTTGGAACCGCTGTGGTTGGGGGGTGATCAAATGTATACACCTAATGAATGGAAGAACGGTGACCTGATCACCGCCGAAAAACTTAACCATGCTGAAGACGGTATCAAGAATGCATATGATCCTGTGGTTGTGAAGTTTAGTCGTGTCGGACACAATCTGGAAGCGGACAAGACTTATGATGAAGTCAAGACTGCATATAAGAACGGAACACCGATTCTTGGTTTTGTTGATTATGGTGACGGCAAAAGCGAGACACTGACACTTGATGGTTTGCTCAACGAAGATGAAGATCTTGAAAAACTGCAGTTTTCACATATTTCCGTTGATGGTAATGGTGTTGATGGACGGTTGTTTGTCGTTAAAGTCGGATTTTATAAAAATTCGCTGAATGATAGAGACCAAGATTATTATGATTTTGCAAAAACCTGAAAGGATGGTGATCTGAATGTCCTATGAGAAACAAACATGGAACACAGG